CCCCCAGATAATCTTGGCGCATGGGAATATAGTGAACGTGATATCATTAACACAAGAGATCCCCATAAGAATGTTTGCGCTGATCCGCTTGGTGTTGAACCTCCATTTGGAGGTGAGATTAACACAAGACCAACTAGAACTTGGATTGAACAAGTAGATCGTTACTTTGAATTATATGACTACTTCGATAAAGCTGGTCATCCTCCAACTATATGCACAACTAATCATACACACATACACTGTCACGTTCCAGGACTGAAAGAAGATGTAAATGCGCTAAAGCGTTTCATCAAATACGTAAAGGAAAACCAGCACACTGCCATTGAACATGCATATGGTTTCTATGAAACTGGAGATATGAAGCAAGTCAAAGGCGCAAAGATGTATCTAAAGTTTGATGGTGGTCGTCCAATGCCAGATTATATGTGCGATAACATCATCAACCTAGCAACAGACTTTGATCACTTTATTAAACTGCATGCTGCTGGAAAAGATGGCGTTTCTATGGGTCGTCCTTTTAGATACGCAATCAATACGTATTCAATGAAACATATCGGAACTATTGAGTTTCGTTTATTCAGAGGTACATTAGATAGAGAAGAACTATCTTCTTGTTTTAGATTTGTTGAAGACTTTATTGATGCTGCTCTCAATGATGGTCCAAGCGTATATGATATGATTGCTGAGGGTCGTTATAAATTTCCACCAATGATTTGGAGTCTTGAACAATTCAAAGGTTGGGAGAAAACAAAACATCCAGAAGATCGTGGAGAAAAGAAACGTGAGTTCATTGAAGTTGTCTAAGTGTTCTCGTGCTGATTTTGTAGCAGCAATATCAACTGACAAAGAAGACTCATTTGCTAAGACTTTTGTCGCAAAAGCAGATATGCAAAAACAGTGGGGTGATTGTATTGGTGCGTGGGATAATGATCAACTATGTGGTGCTATTATAACAACTGTTGGTAAACGTCCACCATATACTGCTAATCTTCAACTACTTCATACATTTGCTGCTCATAGAGGCAAGGGTGTTGCTAAACTTCTATGTCTTGATTCACTTCGCATTGCTAAGAAAAAGGGAGCAAAGTATTTTAGAGTTTCATCCGAGAAAGATGCTGTTGCTTTCTATGAGAAGATCGGCTTCAAGTTTTGGGGCAAGCAAAAATCTGGTTGTCAGTTATCTATCTTTAGAATAGATGGTTCAGACTTTGCAACTGGAGATTACGATTATACCGATCAGATTATAAACAATGCAATTCATAAGAAAGGTAAGGGTGGGTGTGTGGAGATATTTGATATTGCAAACCTTCCCAAACCTGTTACTCTAGAAGGGTTTTGAGGAGTCAAAAATACCTTGCCTTTCATTCAAGAGTATGGTATAATATACTTACTATAAACTCTTGAATAATACATTATGAAACCGCATTATAAACTTGTCTGTGACTATGTGTTCTCTGATAAAAACATAAGCGAATACAGCGACTGTGAGCAAATGACTATCAACCTTGCCATAGAAGTTTTGACTACTCATGGTATGGGTGGTAAGTTTATGGAAACTCTTATACGAGAAAAGTATAGACTTGGTAATGATGGTAAGATTCATGGTTGGGACGGCATGACTAAACAGAATCGTCCAGTTGAAATTAAAACTGAAACTGTTAATGATTCAAAGAAGTTATTTTGTGAAGCATCCTTTGCTCCTAATACTGAAAAAGCTCCAAGCAAGAAACAACAATTCCTCAAAGAAAAACCAATCTTGATTAGCAGTGGATTATGTAATGATACAGGTAAGTGTATATACGTTATGTTCACAGACACGGATAAGTTAAATCCTAATGCTAAGATTTTTGATATGCTTGATCGAAATTCTCCAAGGATTAACTTCAGTCACTGGTGCGCAAATACTGATGCTTTCGATGTTAAATATAAAAACTTAAAACTCGTAGATAAACATTTTTACTCTATGCGTGAAGAACTTAGAAAAGAACTTAAGAATGTCGCTAGATTACCGTTCTAAAGAAAATAGACGTGAGGCATTTATTCGATGGTATGCGTGGTCATTAAAACACAATGACTGCGATCCAGCCATTTGGCTCACAAACTATTTGAACTCAAGATATGAACATAATGATGAAGAGAGAATTTGGCTTTGTTGGTTATATGGTAACACGTATCAAATGCCAACTGCTTGGGTTCTGAAGAATGAGTTTCCAGATTTTGAATTAGCAACATACGATAGAATGAAATTATGGAACTCTGCTAATTATCCTAAATTAAGATATCAGACTGATACGAAATGGAACAAGGGTCATCTCCCAGAAATGTTTGCTTCGTATAGAAAGTTTATTGGAGATAAAACACAACGAGAGGCATTGGAGAATTACTATGGAGATAATGAGGAAGCAAACTTTGAGGCTTTGTGGAGCAGCATTAAAAGTGGGCTTCATAAGTTTGGTCGTTACTCCACTTGGTTTTATCTTCAGCATCTTAAGCATACTGCTGGCATTCGGATTAATCCTACTAGCCTCATGCTTAATGATTATGATGGCTCTCGCTCTCATCGTAATGGACTTCTTTATGCCATTGGGCAAGATGACGATCTGGACAGAAAACTGTCTGCAGGAGATTATGCGAGACTTGAATCACAAGCAAGGGAGATTGTGGAGGAAACGAAAGATAGGTTCGCCGAGATAGCGCACCTTGTTGATTTCTTCACAATGGAAACTTGCTTATGCTCATTTAAGAAAATCTTTAGAGAGCATCATGGAAGATATCTTGGTTATTATCTTGATAGGCAATCTGAAGAGATTCAAGTGGCTGAGGGTGATGGGTGGTATGGTATTGACTGGGATGTTCTATGGCAAGCAAGAAATGAAACACTCGATCCAAAACTTACGGGAAGAAATAAAATTAACAAAGAGAACTTTTCTTTGTTTGTTGATTCAGGTAGAATCATGAGACTAGAATGGATGTTTGACGATATTAAAACTAAGCCAATTGGCTTGGAGGCATTTTTATGAGAAAGATTGTAGCAGTGGGTGGATCGCCAGGAACTGGTAAGACTACTCTGTTTAGAAAATTTATGGAGAATAAAGAATGGGAATTTGTTGAGCCCAAGAAACTTCTCCCTGCGCTTTATAATAAAGAACTAGATCTGTACATCCTTGGTAAATATGAAGAAGGCGAAACTTTTGCAGGAACTGATCGGTTAAGTATGGCTGTTCAACCAACAGCGCAAGAGTTCGTGATGGAATGCACCTCTAATATCTTGTTTGAGGGTGACCGAATTTTCAATCAGTCTTTCCTAGAATTCTGTTCTGCTCTTCCCAATACCGACTTGAGGGTTCTTTTTCTAAAAGTTCCAAAGGAGATTTTAGGAGATAGATACAAAGAGAGGGGATCAGACCAGTCTGAAACTTTCTTAAAAGGTAGAGAAACTAAATATAGTAATCTACTGGCAAACTTTGAACTGATGCCCTATATTACTGAGTTTGTAAATACTAACTTAGAGGAGCAGCAGAAAGTTCTTGCATATCTGGAGGATTCCTTCTCCGTTTGACTTGCAAGGATTTTCTAGGTATAATAGTAGTATGAACTTCCTAGAAACTTGCAACTTTGACTGGATCAGAATGCTCAATTTTTATGAGCGTCCGTTCAGAGCCAAACTCATCCCATCAAAAGTATGGAAAGATTTAGACAAATATAAAAACGATACTCAAGGGTTGATAAATTATTCAAAGAAGTGGAGAACTTCTGTTAAGTTTATCAAGAACAAATCTAAAGCGAAATTTTGGCAGGAGTATATCGCTGTAGGTGGAGAATACTGGGACAAACGCTGTGAGATACAAATTTACACAAACAAGTTTGACACCTTTAAATTTAGCGATAACTCTTGGGAAAGATTTAAATACAAATACATCCAAGTTCTAATGCATGAACTTATCCATTTTATGCAATATGAGCGTAGAGATGAGGAACCAAGCAGAAGATATTATAAGTGGAAGAGAACTCATAGCGCAAAACTAGACGAGATGCGTGAGTATCACAGCTGCTATGATGAGGTTCAAGCCTATGCCCACTGCATTTATCTAGACTACAAATATAAGAAACCAAATAAAGATATTCACGATCTGTTGTTAGAGTGTCGTGATCGTTCTAACTCTCCTACTCTAACTGATATCTTTAAGACTTTCGATTACGATTTTCGTAACAATGAAACTCTAAAGATTCTACTCAAAGAAGTCTACCGCTGGCACGTAAAGTACGAAAAGTTCCTAGCTGAATAATTCCTAAATAGTATAATTGATACTTATTTTGGAGAAATTATGGCTGCTAGATTTGCAAACTTGAAAGCATTAAAAGACTATCTCAATAAGATAGGCTACAAAGACATTAAAGATAAAGATGCTCGCTCAATTTTCGTTTTAACGAACGATAGTAGAGCAACCGTATTCAATAATTTAATAAATCAACTTGGTGGTAAAAAGAATCCCTCAAGAAACTTTGGTGGCTCTATGGGGCACATTGATGTTGACCAATTTAGAGTTGGAGTAAAACCACTATCAGCTCAAGGATCTAAATCTGCTGGTGTTGAGAATGAGGCAAATCTAGTTCAGGCTATTAACTATGTCATTCAAGAGTACGGAACTTGTGATGTTCTATTCACAGATGGGACGCATAAGTTTATTTGTAAAGATGCAACTTTAGCAAAGCAAGTTGGTGCAGACACGGCAGGAAGGAAGAAAGCTGATCTATTAGTTATGTCTGGTTCAATAAAATATCCAATTTTTT